GCATCTGTAGAAGCAGAGGACTCCCCACTAATTGCACCTGTCACTGTCACTGTATCTCCAATTCGATACCATACCCAATCATCTTGAACAGTAGGTAGAGAAACCCAACCTGCTGATGCCATGTTCCCAGTAGTAATGACAGTTGTCTTATTTGTTGTAAGAACAGGAACGTAAGAGCCGCTACTTCCTGAAGCACTAATAGGAGCCCAATCGCTAGATAACGTCTGACCAATAGCCTGATAGAACTGTCCTGTTCCCGTGCAGTAGAACCTCTGCCCTGTGAATGCAGGGGGGTAGGCAGGAACAGTTGACGAGAACACAAGACTAGTTTGTCTAGACATCGAGTTGTCGATAGTCTGTGCTGGATTAGGACCACGAACTAGATTGATGCCACCAATATAAATTGTCTTTGTATTAACATACGCCGACTCAGCGTTGTTCATGCAAGAGATGAACAAGATCAAACTATTGCCTGCAATGGCAGTGGCTGTTCCTGTAATGAGTTCCCAGTCGTTCTCTACAGTGGATGCTCCAATCCTGGTGTAGGTTGAACCGTTGTACAGCCACACCACAGCTTTCCCTGTAAGGGAGACAGAGTAGAGAGCTATGCTTACAGAAACAACTGTGTTTTCAGTTGCTGGTTGTGGTCCTACGTTGAATCTCACACCGTTGTAGACAGTGTCTCCACCAGCAGAAACTATCTTGCAGGATGTCTGACGAAGATTACCTGGGTAGACAACACCCACTTCCAACACTGCTGTACCAGAACTCACTGTACCTAGATACGGAGGTCCTACAGCAGGGTCTACATTCCCGTAGATATCTAGATAGGGATTTGCGAAGATGCAGAACATTGTCTCTTTGGGACCGTAGGTGAAGTCCGAAAGAGGAGTTATGGGTTGGTAGTCAATCCCTCCAGAAGTGCATCCATATCGGGTGTATTGCCCAGGACCAGCAACACCAAAGGTACTCGTGAACATCACTCCATTGAAGACAGTCCCTATGGTGTCTGCATCGAGATAGACGGAACGAATCTTCCCACCGACAAAGACAATGCCCGAACTATCTACAAGGTAGATGTTGTAGGCTAATACTCCATTTGCACTAGTCAACGCACTTGGATTGAAATAGCAATTGACAAAGGTGTGGAGATTCGACCTGTTGCAATATAGGTCGTATGTGTTATTGTCTTCAAAGTCAACACCGTTGAACTGGTTCAATGTGCTGTTAACTCCGATGAACACACCAGTAGCGAAACTCTCTGCTGTACACCCGTTCCAGATACCCAACGAACAGGCATCCAGGTACCAGCCAGTAGCAGTACTCGTTGCGTGTCCTACACCACCTGCTTCACAGTTCGTGAATGTGTTGTTCTGGCTGTGATCAGCACTGGCACCCACACGAAAGTACCAATCAGGTTTGGTAGTCTGTACCCCCAAATCATCTGAGCAGACACATGACTCGAAATGGTTCAGCACTGAGAAGAGGATGTTGAATCCTATAGAAGAGGCTTCCTTTACCCGTATGCCCTTGAATCTGGAACGAATGACTCCGTTGAGATAGAAGCCTTGCGTGATTCCAGCTCCTCCAAGAATCATCAGATTCTCGATACAGAACCCAGGAAGATATTGGGGAGACAGTGGAGAGCAATCCAGTACGAACGCGGGTCCTGAACCACTGGAGTAGTCCAGGATAACTTGCCCCAAGCCTTCGATACGAATCCCGTTGACTCGGAAAGTAACCAGGAGAGCCCAGTTAGTCCCAGCAGTCATCTTGTAGGTGCCTGCCTGGATGACCACCTTGCCGTTGACTGCAAGAGCAGCCACCAAGGCTGCCTGGAGTGATGCAGTATTCTGAGCCTCAGAGTTGCTGGTGCTCATCCCATAGTCAGCCACCGCATCAAAAGCTTGATCACTAACCCTCAACTCATCGTTCACACCGAAGGTTGCCGAGTTGACATCGTTTAACCAATCAGCTTGTATTACAGTGGTCTTGTCAACAAAGAGGGTGCTATTGCTAGGCATGTGTCTCTCACGGAATTGATGGATCAAACAGAGGAGAGATGTAGCCAGCTACAGCACAGCCAGCTACACCAGTACCTGCAATAGCAGTTATCCCATTGGGAGTACAGAAGAGGGTGAAAGAGTCACTGTCGTTGGGCTCTGGTTGAGTCCAAGGAGGTACTACCTTGTCTGCTACACCACGAACGAAATCCTGGGGGTGTCTTACTTCCCAGTCTTCCTGGCAAACGTAATAGCCTTCCCAGTGCTTTCGCATCTGGGAAGCCTTAAACTCCCTCCCACAGACCCAGCAGATTGCTTTCCAATCTCCATGGCTGTAGGTGTTCCGTGCCATGATTAGTTGGCTTGCGGATTGGGCCTGTTACGTTTCTCAAGGAAGAGAACAAAGGCACCTGAACTGGTACTCTGAGTCAGACCATTGGTTGTTATTAGTAACTTCCCATCAGAGTCCAGACCCGAGCCATCAGGATCGGAGTGGTCCCGAATGCCCCCAAAGAAGTTCCAGTCGTTCGAGGTGCCTGATTGTGAAGTGAGGGTCCAGAACGCCCAGGGAGTGGTCGAGTTGAAGAGAAGAGTGGTGTTGAATCCACCCAGCTCATACCAGACCCTCTTGACTAGCAGGTCCTGCTGCTCTGACATCAACGGAGTCAACTCCGTATGAGGATCTAGCAGGACATAGTTCACCAACTCGTTTGAAACCCCATCTCCCTGAATGAAGCAATGGAGAACGACATGGCCGTCTCCGTCCATGAAGAACGTCTTCTGTACAAGGTGTGGCATGGTGTCTCCTTAGATAGGAACCTCAATCCAGGTGAATGAGGCCATGCCTGCTGCTGTAGTAGTAATGGCGATTGTGCAAACTCCAGAGCCTGGAATACAAACAAGAGCACCGTCTACTTTGTCCTGTGCTTCATATGGACTGACAGCAACGCTGGTTCCATACGCAGCACCACGAGACCAACGAATAGCTACTGGAGCAGTGGCATAGACTAGAGTGTCAGCAGCAATAGTTCTGCTTCTAGATCCAACAGCACTTCCATCAGCAGGCTTGATGACTACCTGGGTGATAGAAGTCGGGAGAGCAGTCTCTCCCTTGACCATCCCTAGGCCAACATTGTGCATCGCAGCAGGAACTGAAGTCCAGACAAACCCCCAATCCACGATGATGAGCTTCACTCCCGATCCATAGGGATTGAAGATGGATAGACCAGTTTGGGTAGTTGCAGCAGCAATGTGGTTCTTAGCAGCCACATTGGCAGCACAGAACACCTGCCCCATCCGGTTGTAGTCAGCGACGTTTAGTGTAGACATGTGCGTTCTCCTTAAACCGGAACTTCGATCCAGGTGAATGAGCACATCCCGACAGAAGCCGTTGTCACTCGAACAAAGGAAACTGCTGCTCCAGGAACCAGAACAATCGCTCCGTCAATCGTGTCGATGAAGCGACTTGGAGAGACACCCACAGAGCTTCCCCACACAGCACCGAAGCACCAACGTACTGCGACTGGAACAGCCGGGGTAACGAAGGTGACAGCATCGTAGAGTTTGGCTACGCTCTTCCCAGGAGAACCAGAACCATCAGCAGACTGGATCGGGCAGGTTTGAACCGAGGTGATGGTGGTAGGTACCGTGCCTCTTGGGGGAGTGAGAGCAAGTCCAATATTGTGAACTGCTCCTGGGACAGTCTGGAAAGCAAATCCTGCATCAACCAGGATGCACTTCACCCCAGAGCCGGGTGGATTGAGAAGAATCAGCCCTGTAGTGATTGCTGTAGCAACACTGATAGTAGCTACATCGAGAGTCGCACCACAGAACACTTGGCCCTTTAGGTTGTAGGCAGCAACGTCGAGACTAGACATTTGAGATTCCTTTGAGGAGAGATTGGTTACACGCCCATCTTGCTCAGATCGAAAACGATGAAGAAGGCTCCAGTGCCCTTGCAGATCAGATCCATCTCGTGACCAAGCAGGCCACCTACCCAACCCAGATCTATCTTGCTACGCCCTTCCATGGGAAGGACATAAGGTAGACCTCGGTATTGAAGAATAACCTTCAAGCCCGACTCAACCATGAAGACGATAGAGTCAAGCTTGAGGCTGGTAGGTGTTCCTGCAAGTTTGTTCATGTCAACGACATCGAACACTGAGTCTTCCTTGTTCTTAATAACACCAGACACCAAGTAGACAATATTCTTGACACCATCGCTGACGATGGTAGTAGTGATACTGTCTTTCGTTGCGCTATGAACGAGCTTGGTGTACATGGTTTATCAGGAGATAGCAGGCAAGATGAACCCGCTCTTGTCAGCAGTGGTCTGGAACATGTTGTTGGTAAAGTTGAGACCAGTGCTAGTAGTAGCCGGTACTTGCGTAGTGACCAAGCTCTTGGTTGTGTTGTCCTTCATTACTCCCTGAATGGTAGAAGCACAGGTAATGAGGACACCCGTACTGGTACCAGTTGCATTGACCAAGTTGAAAATGTTCCCGATCATCCTGAAGTTGGTGTAAGCCAACGACCCCAGGACGACAACAGCACCAGCATTGGTAGTCACTGCTGCGTAGTAGTTGTCAACAAAGGACATGCCTTCAGCAGTGCCACCTGCACCGAACAGGTAGAGGTTGTTGACAGTGGCAGCTCCAAGCAGCGAGATCTTGCAGTTGCCGACATATAGCCCGCTATTGGCAAGAGCACCGATGCCCCCCTGTACAACCGTAAGGAAGTTGAGGATGGCAGTCTGGTCAATCACTTCACAGCGTTCCAGAGTGAAGTTACGGGAATAGCTCGCAACAGTGCCAGAAGCAAACGTCTGTGAGTTGTTCAGGAGGTAGGTGCCAACACCACCAGCAGTGCCAGTGAGCTGGTCAACGATGTAGGTGTTGCCAATGATGCCAGTCCCGTAGATGCCACCACCTTCGTACAGGGTGCCAGTGGTTGCTGCCGAGATAGTTAGGACGTTGCCTGCAATCGAGCCAGTCATGCTGGCATAGGTCATCGTAAAGCAAGCAATGACGTTAGCAGCACCACCCTGGAAGATGCAGTTGACGATGCTGATGTTGTCACCACCGATGGTGTTGGTGGCAGCAGCAAGAGACATGGTGAACGTAGGACGGGAACTACCCGACCCCAGACCAATGATGGCTACACCGCTCTTCGAGATGTTGGAAGCAGTGGCAGTGGAATAGGTTTCTTGGTGCCCAGGCTTGACGAAGATGATGTCCCCTCTACCCGGTTGAACCTGGGAGAGAGCGAACATCAGGGTGGCAAAGGGAGCATTGAAGGTCCCCGGATTGCCATCGGATGAGGCAACCTGCCTTGGTAGGATGTTGGTGGTAGCCGCGTAAGTAGCGGGAGCACCACCACCATTGCCAACCCAGAACACTTGTCCTGGATGACTTTGGGTGACTGGAATGCCTCGAATGGTTACGTTGTTGAAACCACCGGGATAGTTGGAAGCGGCAGAGAGTGGCAAAGCCATTTGAATCTCCTAGATTGACATCGTGTAGAACAACACCCTTGCGGGCGTCACGGAGAAGAAACTAACACTTCTTCTTGGGACCCTTCGGACCCATGGGACCCTTGGGAGAAGGACGCTTACCCTTCTTCTGTTGCATAGGAAAGCCCATGTTCGACTCCTTGTTGAAAAGAGGGGGAGCGATGTATTCCATCGCTGCCCCCCAACACTCACCTGATCAAAGAACATGTGGGCCACTAAGGGCCGTTAACTCCCCACACCGCACGAGGATCTGACCATCCGAACGAATACCGCTCGTAGCCCTTGGCCTTGAGGTTCATCGTATCGAAGTCATTGTCCTGGTCAAAGGACACCCCATGACGCTCGTAGTACTTCATGCCAGTGCCCCCCGGAATGGTGTTCCGAATGAACCAAGCATGGGCAGCAGTAAAGTAGTGGTTTACCTTGAAGCTGCCTGGGAGGTATCTGCCAGAGCTGATGACGTTGATGTCATTGTTGGCAGTGCCCGTCTGGTACGACGAGTGGAGGATACGCTGGGCGTTGAACAGTTCCTGACGAGAAATGTGGAGGCTATTCGGTTGAATAGCGACCAGCAGACCCCGGTCATTCTGCAAACCCATGATCGCAATGATTGCATCTTCCAATGCTGCTTCAGAGAGATCAGCGTCTACCGTAGGCTTGTTAGCCCATGTTCCACCAGTAGTATTAGGATGGTTAGTAGCGCACAGAGCGACGCCATCACCCCCCAGATAAGTGCTACTAAAGGCACGGTTATAGACGTTGGCACCCACGTTTTCCTTCGTTTGACGGAAAGACATTGCGAGTGCAGCAGCACGCTTTCTTGAAACAGCCTCATAGAGGTTGTCATCAAGTTCCTCCTTGGTCACGATGTACCCCATGGCATACGCAACGTGCGTATACCGGGTTACGAAGCCCTGGATCTCGGAGTCGTAAGAAACTCCACCTCCCTGACTCTTTGCCGGAACCAAGCCGAAGCCAGACAGTTGAACGTCTTCCTCGTAGTTCTGCGAAGAGGTGTCCTTGTCGAACAGATCGACATACTCCTCGGGGTGCTCGTTGTAGGTTTGCCCCCACCAAGCCTTGATACCGGGCCAAAGTGCTTTTGGGTGTGAACTAGTGGTGATTACGCCAGCCATAATGTGTTCTCCTCTTTATTGGGCAAGATAACTGGTACCAGCGGCACCGTTCGAGGCTTGCGGTTGCACACCGTACTCGTGGAAGTTCCACTTGCAAAGAGCACGAATATACGGACTGGCTGCGGTGGTTACTTCGTTGCCTTGGCGTTGCACAGCACCAAGCAGACGGATAGGCAAGCTTGCCGTAGTCGCAGGGCTAGTGAGAACCGTCGAGGCATATGGAGCGGATGGAGTGAGACCATCGGCAGCAGTGATGGTGCACGATGAGTTCATGTGCAACTGAGCCAGGGTGGCACCAGTGACATCGAATTGGGCCTCGAAGATGATCAGAGGATCATCCACCACATAGACGTAGTGAACACCGGCACTCTGGAGGAGGTAGGTCTTCTCAAGCGAGATGGACGTACCTACGAGAGAGACAGTGGGGTCGGCAACTTGAACGCCGACGATAATGCCCAGCGGCAGACCTGAGGCAGCACAAGCACCCGTCCACTTCGTCACCAGGGGAACCCCCAGGACAGAAGCAGAAGCTGCTGACATCACCACATCGCCAATAGCGTAGGTGTTTGCTGCGTCATTAGCGACAGCATACATACGCCCTTGCTGGTTCCAGGAAGCGCCTGAAAGGGTTCCCACAGGGGAGAACCCGTTTGGCTTGTTTACGTTAGCCATAGTTAGTCCTTCACACAGAGATTAAGTGACCTTGATGCCACCTGGGGGGATATAGAAGGCTGGGTTATCCCCAGTAACTTTTCCCTTGCGGATAGCGGCATCAATCCGACTATTCTTAGCTTGAAGCTCTTCTTGATCTTCAAGCCACCATTCTTCCCTCTTCTTCATCAAGTATCCGTACTGCTCCGTGCCATCGGCACGGGGGTTCACAAGATACCGAATCCTATCTCCGAGGTCTCCGTTGCGGCTAACTACGTTCTCACTAACTCCCCCCACTTCCTTGGGGGATACAAACTCATAACCATCATCAAGAGCATCCTGAATCCGGCCCCCCAAGTCTGTAAAAACGTGGAGATGATACCCCGGAATCGTGTGTGTGACATTTATTTTTGACTGGGTGCCATTGAACACCCCCCTACGTTTACGGGAAGGAGGAACTACTTCAGTAGGGTTTTCCCTTATAGAAGTCTCCTTTTCTTCCTTCGCAGGAGCAGCGGCAGTCACCTGTCTTTCGGCCTTGCGCTGGGTGATGATCTCTTCGATTGATGCAGCCATGGTCAACTCCAGTCGTATTCTCTGACGTAGTCTTCTCTCGTCATGAGCTTCTGTTTCACGAATTTATCGCACGCAGCCTTCGCCTCTGCGGGGAGGTTGTCGTATGAGCGTGCGTTACTACTGCCACGGGGCTGCTTGCCAGACCCAGACTCTACGGGGCTACCGTTTGTCTTCTTCTTGAACCTGTTTGGGAGCTCCTCTGTGAGCACCTCATCCAGCTTCTCCAGGAAGGCTTCCCCCTTGAGGGTCGGGAACTCAAGACGAAGACTTTCACCAATTCCGTTGGCTACAGCCGTCAGACGCCTATCCGTACCGAACCAGGGATTCTTGTCTAGCCACACCTGTAGAGTCGGTTCGATGCCTTGTGGGGTTGGTGTAGCCGAAGGCTTGTCCACATCCCTGACAGCCTGCTTGGCTTCCTTGATCTCCTCTTTGGTGGCATCCAGTTGCTCA